GTCGTACAGGTAATCACCACCCTTTAATTGGGCCTTAGCGGAATCCTTTCCACTAATGAAGAACCCTACTTGTTTAGACTGTACCACAGGAGTTAACTCTAATTTCATATCATCATAGGGCCGTTTACGAATTTTGCAGACGGCCTGGTATTGACTTAGGTCCATATCGGAGCCAGGCGGTACGACGTATGTCATACCGAAGTCCTGCCCCGCGTATAATGTGATGTCTTGTTCTATCATATAGGCCTCCTTAGATTTCCATTTCATCTGTTGAAGGAACGTCCTCGGTTCCATCAAGCTCACAGATAAGGACTTGCGTAGTTTTGACCGATTGAGGGGCTACAGGGGCCCCTACTTCTCCCTTATAATCGGTATCAATTGTCACGCTATCGCCGTTCCAGTTGATATAGTGCTGAGCATATCCAGCTGTGGTGGCGGAATGGATATCTAAGATAGGGTATACATAGCCCATGCCAGGTTTCTTGATGCCCTGGAATTTAACAGCGCCCATTTCATAATCTGCCTTACTAAGGAGCGTATCGCCGTTAAAGGTTTTACGGATAATTTGAGCAATTCGGAATGTTGGCAGGTTACTGTTGTACATAGGCACACCATATTTATCAAACACCTCTAGGCCTGAAGTACCCGTTTTAGGCATACGGCTAGAATAGACATAGATCTCAATGGAGTCCGCAATCTTACGAATATCCTCAACGCTATCACAGGCAAAGGTCACCTGTAAGTAATTGGTCCAGCGACCCATTCTATCCGGATGTTGTTGATTACGAATTTCAGTAAGTCGTACATGTTTAAGTGGAGTATTACTGGATAGAGCATACGCATAATACTCATCTGGCTTTCTTAACCGAATCGGGATATATACGGCGGAGTAATAACCACCGTTATAGGAATTATCAATATACCCAATGCCGTCACCTTTATATAAATAGACAGAACCCGATCCCTCCCTTCTATTGTGAATAGGTAAGTTCTTTAAATTAATCCGATACTTTAAGTATAAACATGATTCGCTATCATTAATTGTCAAAATATCGTCCGCATTTTTGATTTCAAAATAGTTCATATCACATCACCCCGTATATCAATGCTATTTTACATGGCCGTCCTTTATACTGCTCGGCAGAAGAGTGAAGCTTCCATGAGATGGTATCGTCAGTTACTATGAGGTCATATAAGTTTGTAAAGCTCATAATATTGACGTCATTATCATCTGTGTATGCGTTAAAGAAATACCAAATATGTTGGCCATTGGCTAGGTTTAACGTTACACTACCGCTAGCTTCAATAGTGTCAAATCGTTTCACTCCAACAATGCGAGTTAATCGGTCTGTAATTGAAATAATTTCCGTTCCCTTCTTATCGAATACTTGTATTCCAGCTGGCACAGTATCACCTTTCTTTCTAAACAACGAAGTCAGCTTTTCTTTTAACCACTTAATTAGTCGTCCCATAGCCCTAACCTCACTCTCAGTACATTGTTATCATCAAACACCTGGATTAAGTTATCGGATATCTCAACACGAGCGCCACTCGTTTTAGTTCGAAGAGTACCAATCGTTGCCGCGATAGCGTCCAGACTATTCACCTTTAACTTATCCGCGGTAACGCTATCCGCTTGTAACTTGTCACTACTAATGGATAGGGCTTGTATCTTATCCGCGCTTACCGAGTTAGCTTGTAGCATACCCTCCGTGATGATGTTATTATCGAACAGTGCTTGGCCTGTTACGTGTAATATCTTGCCCTCGATTCGAGTACCTTCAGGGGATAAGTTAATCCGGCTAACAATATCCTTACCACTCAGGTTACCGATAGCCTGTGTTACCTGAAGGTCAATACCATTGGCTAGCGTAGTAATTTGACCGGATAGGTTCTGATTAAGGTCAGTTACCTTTTGAGTAATTCCCTTATCAAGTTGAACCAATTTAGATTCGAACCCATTAACAGAGGTTTTCATCGTTCCAACTTCAGAGCTCATCGCTTGGATTGATTCGTCCATAGCTTTTAGCCCTAATGCTTCCGCATCAAGTAGGCTCTTATCAACCCTGTCCTTAATAGTGACCGACTTCTCAGCGACTAAGCTACTACCGAACACGTCGACATATTCACACCGCACACGATATACCCCGGCTTTATTGGAATAGGTGAGCATGCTAGACGTTGTCTCTAAATCGTCTGTACGATCATCACCAATAACGTGGCAACGGATAACGTAAGCCTGTGGAGGCTTCGCCCCAAAGTACAAGCTGAATCCTCCAAGTTGGTCCTTGACCTCAAACGTAGGTGCCTCTAACTGTGGCAAATTATACGAATACGTTGCCGGCGTTGAGTACTTGCCTAGCGTACTTCGCGCATACAAGTACACCGTACCACTTCGTTTCGTAAGCGGTAAGTTAGCCGAGGTACCTTTCACCTTCGCAAGTAGTGCGTTGGTATCCTTCCCTGGGTCATTATCGGTGCGTAGTTCATAATAGTCCACGTCAGCGTTCAATACATCGTTCCATGATGCGGCGGCGTGGTCCTTGAATGATACAGTAAAGTTCTTAGGCATGTCTGGTACCTCGTCCATCGCCTTGACTACGACGTCAACTACCTGGGCTGTATCGGAACGATTACCAAACCTATCCACGGCTACGGCCTTAATCTCGTACTCTTCGCCAGGGCCTAATGCCTTGATAATAACCTGGCTATTACTACTTCCCGCATACTGCCAATCTTGACCCGTGACCACTTGGCCATTCTTAGATTTAAGTTTGTACCACACCTCAGCACTATCAAAGTTGCCAGGATTAGCCGGTGGCTCGAACATCACTTGAAGGTCATAGTACACGCTCTTATCGGCGGTTAGGTTGTATCGACTAATAACATGTAGGTTCTGCACATCGCCAGGCGCTTGCATCTTAGGAATAACAATTTCCTTCGTAACCCCTGTAGTGAGTTGTCCTAAATCGTTAATCGCTTGTACCTTAACCTCGTAAGTAGCGCCTAATAATACGTCGGAAATCTCCGTACTATTAGGTGATGCGGGGAAGTTCCCCACGTATTTCCAGGTATCGCTTTTAGCGTTCCGATAGTTAACTACTACGTTGGTTATCTTGCCATCACGAGGCAGTTGCCAACGGACGGCGATTCGTGAGTACATAATGCCATTAGCGCCGTATACATCACTTACGAGGCCTATATCCTCGATGTCACTACCAACCTCAGACTTATAGTCGATAACAGGAACAGTACCATCATCGCTCGTATACACTTCTGGATAGTATTCCATACACTGTATCTTGCGAGTAAGGTCTGTACCGCCCTCTGTAATAGCTAGCACCCTAAATGGTTTAGCTGCTTTGGTTAACTCACCAAAGGCGTACACGCTACCAGGTTCTACTGTAATTGATTCCTTAACTGTTACATTACGGCCAATCACACTCAACACTGTGAGCGTAGCCACCACATCAGTGGCGCTGTTACGAATCAGTAACTGGTACTGCTTGTCAGGTAAAATAGATACTTCCTTATCAAGAGTAATAGTGCTACCCGCCACCGATACCACTCGGCCACCTTCACCCCATTCAGGTACGTCATGTTGGATAAGGATAATATCCCCTATCGTACATGCGATGGCGTCGGTGAAAGCTTCGATAGTAACTGTACGCACCTCGTACTTATTGCATCGTAGGTAGTGCTTACCATGTTTGAACGCTTGGTCTAAACTAGTACACCCCATGAGCTCTATTTGAGCAGGGTTGGTAAGTGTATCCGATTCATCGTATGTATCGCCATACACGGGGATAACATCGCGTTCGTAGTCCTTATCCTTATTAAGGAAGGAGATTTCCACGGAGTTAGCACGGCTTTGGATACCTTGGAACTCCTCGGAGAAGCTACCTTGCTTAATGTTGGCCACCGTGAATAACTGTACCGGTGTCGACTTATAATCACTAACACAGGTGAATCTAGTTCCCTGTGGAATGACTTTACCTCGTCCTACGTTTTCCGGATACTTTAACGCGTCCCATAACCGGCTAGCGCTATCGTAGATATAGTTGAACGTGAATCCGTTCTTATCGCAGTTATTGGCCCAGGCCTTAAATGCATCGTAGTCCATCCGGCCATGAGGTTGGCCAAACACTACATACTCATCGCCAAACTTACGAGCCATGTGAAGTAGATCATACGCCGCCCATGCCGGGTTATTCGCGCGTTGGACTTCGTACTTTTGTTGATACGGGTTGAATACGTACACGGCGGAGCGTTCTTGTATCCAGGATACTTCAGGGTCAGAACCGTTCAGCTGAGAAGTAGCCAGCGCTTTAATACCGATTAATGCTTTACCTGGATGTATGAAGTCATCGTATATAATCTGAGTTAACTGGTTCCAGTACACTTTATTGTTGTATCGAATAGAGCTACCGTCCTTACTGGAGCAACGAACACGGACTTCATACTGCGCCTTATCGAGGTTATCAAATCGGTACACTCGATAGAACGCGGTGTTAGTAGCCTCTGTAACCTTGCCCTTATAGTCGCCTTCAGCGATTTCCGCATCAGACTTTTGACGCGTGAAGGACCATCCGTCACCGGATTTCTTAACAAAGGCTTGCATACCCTTTTGATTGGATAGCGGTAACTTATGCCACTCCTCGTCCTCCCCAACTTTCCGTATTTCCGCGTCAAGAGTAACCGATGTAGCGTCCATTCCGCCTGTATCGTTAGAGTAGTACAAGCCGTTAGGGAAGCTGATAGTTAATTCAATGGCATTGCACGCGTCACCTTGTACACGTTGCGTACTCCATCCGGTTTTTAATTCGTAATTGAGTACCTGGTCCGCGTAGTTATCGTTGAAGTTAGGGATAACAGTTTGGTCATTGGTACCTAATCGGATATCCACTTGCACATCTTGGTAGTTACTAATTGGATTGGCGTTGATGCGAATATCCTCGATTTTGGATAGCTCGCCTTCACCGGCGCAATACAAGAGGTTGAGGTACTGCTTTTCACCGTCACTGATAATGTGACGCGATAAGAGGAGCCCTGCGCTCTTCATACGGCCGTATGTAACGGCTAGAGGGTACCCTTGACCGGTTACAGTTTTTGCCCCTCCCCATCCATAGGTATTAGCCTGTGCGGAGTCCGTATGGGACCGGTCAGCCTTTGGCTGAGTTAACTTATTGACGAGCATATTGCCAATCATACCAATGGCCATGGAGAGTACTGTGCGCCATATTAGGCTTTGAATACCGAAGATGGCACCGCTTGCGATACCCCCGGTTGCGATACTAAGGCCGATGGTTAAAATAATTCCAAAGAACTTACCATCGATTTGAGGCATAGCCACGATATAATCACCATCGTTAACAATGGTATCAAGCGTAGCCTCTTGGCCATTAATGGAGTATACCCAGTCGCCATCTTGTTTAGCATAAAAGCTTAATGGCCTGTTTGCCTTATACGGGCGGTATTGTGTTTCATGCTGATCCGGTTTAAACGGATTTCTTACTAGCACTACATTAATCATCGGCTACTCCTTTCTATCGTATATATGTTTAAGCCTAGGAACGTATTTAGAAATAT